GTTGCATATCCTGCGTTAGCAAGCGCTCGACCGATAGCACTAGTCTCACAATTTTCCAGCGCTGACGTCGCATTAACGCCTCGACCTTGTATCGTTTCTTCTGCGAGGCCGGTAGTCCACGGGCGAATGTCTGCCTCTGTGCGATATATAGCAGCCTCAACAATAAAACGACCAGCGGATTGATCAAGTAACTTTGTATGAATTTGTCCATCTGGGTGATCCTTCCAGAACTTGATGAGTCTTTCTTCTACTGTTTCATAATCTTCTAGGTTAAACATACTGCTCATCCCTTTCAGTAATTAGTTCACATGCTAAAGCGAGGTACGCACACGCGTCGATATAGGAGTCAATATGGTCAGCGGTTTCTTGGAGACGTGCAAGCTTGACTTCGACCATCGCCAGACACGCTTGATGGTCTGAGATTGGTGTTTCGAGCATCTGCTGGAGTCGTAGTGCGATTCGAGTCTGATTGATACGAGGATGACCATATATTCGTCCTCGGTCTCCAATGATGTCAGTAGCTGATAATAAGACTTCACTTGCCTTCACACTCTCACCCTTTCTTTAGATTCGTAGTAATCTCTCACAGCTTTACGCCCTTGTAGATAACCTACGCGAATGCCGACTGTACGGCCTAGATGGAAATATAGTGCTGATAGCGCAATCATGGCAATTAAATCGCCTAGTGATGGATCAAACATGTTGAGCCTTTCTGTGGATGCCCTTCATCCGTGGCTCTACTGTCTCATGATCTAAGGGGGAATTTTCAGAGATTAAGGTAACGAAATGGTAACGATTCTACGTCGTCGATGTGGTCATCGATGTCCCGATCAAGCTCGTTATCTAGGTCGTCCATACCGCTTGCCTGAGACTACGAAAGTCCCATCCTTCTCGATGTAGATAAGATCGACCTGCACATTCTTGCCTTCGACGTACATGATGGCGAATGCCTGCTGCCAGTTAGCCGAGCCCTTTGTGTAACTGGCCTTGGAGAAATCCATCAAGTTTCCCACTTCTACCCCATGCAGGACACGCCCTATACGGCCTCCAGAGGCCTCTGAGAAGGACGATCGCCCTGCCCTGTGTGTATGCCCTGAGATGACGCTCTTACCGTGCCTACGGGCTGCCTCAAGGGCTGAGAGACCCCCTTGTGACTTGATAGGGGTATGGTCGCCATGGACTGCAATCCAGCCCGGCGCTATGTTGTAAGGCTTCTTGTGAAAGGTGATCCCTAGCTCATCAAGCTGCATGAACTTCTCGAACCTAAGCTCTGGCAATGATAAGAATGACGGGATCTTACGCATGATCTGGTTGTATAGGCGGTCTGTGTGATTAGACCGAATCATCTGTGTTACTTGTAGATCGTAAAGTACCTGAACAGCCTCATCGCGATCGTCTCCCAGAGTCTGCTCGTAGGCTTCTGGCGTGCCTTCTGACCACTTCGAGATGGTGTTGAAGTCAATCTCATCTCCTATCGTTACTACTTCATGCGGCTTAAACTTGGCTATAAAACTGGCTAGATTCTTAACTGCGTGTCTATCGTGGAAGGGAACCTGTAGGTCGCTCACTATGACAATGCGCTTCATTAGTCCTCGTCGTCGTCCTCGTAGGGTAAGCGATCCACTCGGTCAGGGATCTCAGGCAGTATCCACTCGGGGTAAGAGTCTCGATCTGTAATGATTGCTAGGCAGAGATCAACTGCGAATCCTGCCTTGCGTAGTGCGCGATACATCTCGTGCAGGCTGATAGCCCATGCGTCAAGCTGTGAGTAAGTATCGAGATCGATGACTTTCTTTCTTGCCATGTCAATAATTATCGCTCGAGAAGGATGTTGTAAATCTCATCGACACGCGAGTTGAGTCGCTTAATTTCAGACAGAAGATGCGTGATCACATAACCTGCAAGCCCACCGATGACGGCAAGGCTAGCGAAGTAAAGAGTGAAGAAGTTTTCTTGAGTCATTCTTTCCCGACTCCGAATGAGGCATCGTTAGGATTGAGCCAGCGCAGAATGACGGGTGCTACTGCTGCCGCGCCTGCCATCGCTAAGGTCTTAGGATCTGTTACGCCTGCCATGTATAGCGCGAGGGCAGCGGCCAAGAATGATCGAGCCCATGATGCTGCTAGTGATTTTGCTTGCTCCATTAGTTTCCACCTATCATCGGGATATTAAAGAATGAACTGTCTTCGTCGCCCTTAATAGTAAAACTGATATGCGCGTGATGATTATGCTTATTGATCCCATCATAAGGACGCCAAGCCCAAGCCTTCTTAGATGAGGCGATCTTGCCGTCAAAGATGATGTAACTAATTCTCTTATTGCCAGACTTTGCAAGGAGTCGAATCTGATCGACCAAGTCAGGCATGACATCGGGCTTCCGGCCTTTCCCGTTAAGGTCGCGGTCAACATCGATGGCACGAACCCATCCTTGTGCATCTGGATTATGATCAGACTTGCGAGCAGCGTGTCTCGTGTCACCGATCCAGCCGTCCGAAGTTCGATCTCTATCTGGGAATGCATCGTCGATCTGCTCCCTAAGCTGGATCGCTGACTTGCTCAGACGCGGCTTCACTAGTTGCATCCTCCAATCCAATAAAGCAATTAGTTATAGAATCATATTTATAACCAATAGACGGATAATTTTCTTCATTTGACATGTCCACGCGCTTACATGGCAAGCCGAATGAATTAGCGTAGTGCGCTTCCCAATCTGAAATGCCGTCAATCACCTCACCGACTGCGCGGCCTTCAATTACCTGCACAACGATGTTATCTGTGTCTATAAAGGCGTATAGTTGCATTAGATTGTCACCGTATCCGATCCTGCTGTAAAGGTGTATATCTTACGGCCTCCTGAAGTAACTGGCCCTGTGTATGTTAAACCTCCACCGATTGAAGTGAGATCGGCGCGAGCTGAATCATAAGAAAGAATAACTACGCCACTTCCACCAGCTTTGCCCGCTTGTGCGCCTAATGCGTTAAAACCGCCTTGGCCGCCATTGCCGGAATTAGCCGTAGAATTAGCTGGACTACCATTGTTACCAGTTGCACCTGCGGCATAAGTTACTGCGCTACCAGAAATTGAGTTAGATGTACCTGATCCAGGTGTATTACCAGATGCAGACCCTGCCGATCCACCGCCTGCTCCTGCAAGATTAGCTACTCCAGAACCACCTGCATATCCTTCTACAGGTGAATATGAACCCGCATTGCCTGTTCCGCCAGATTGTCCAGTAGTAGTTGTCGCTCCTCCACCACCACCAGAGCCACCATTTTTTCCAACAGCCGATCCAGTTCCACCGCCACCGCCGCCTGATGCAGCGGTAGTTGATAGATTTGATGGGCTTCCTGTGTTGCCCGTAGTAGTTCCAACTACTGTGCCGCCTGCTCCAACTGTTACGTTAAAAGATGAGGCTAGTGTCTGCCCTGTTAAATATCTGTAACCACCTGCTCCCCCGCCCGCGCCGCGAAGCGAAGGACTAGTACTGCCGCCGCCGCCCGCGCCGCCGCCAGCAATGACTAGAAAATCATAGGTAGGTGTAGGCGGCGTAGGAGGACTTAATAAACCAGCGACATTGTTAAGCATTATCCAATAGCCCCTACGACATACCAAGTATCTGTGCCAGTCTTGATGCAAGCTGCTGCCTTGTATTGTGCAAGGGTAGGAGATGCTGCTGTTGCTCCAGCCGATAAAATTGTAGTGGTGCCGGGTGTCACAGCTGAAATCGTGCAAGCTCCTACGCCAATGTTAAGAATATTTAATACTGTGCCGATAGGAAAGGCCACGGATGCATTTGTAGGAATTTTGTAGGCAATCGCTGTCGCCTTGTTCATAAGCTCGACGACCTGATAAGCGTCGGCAATTACAGCCGTGTAGTCGCCAGTCTGAGCTGCGCCTACAGTAAAGGCTACTAGGCCGTTATAGTCTGCGGCTGTAAAGATGTCGCCTGTTGTCGCTGGAAAGCCTTCTGCCATGATTTTCTCCTAGTATCCCATTATGGATTGTCCGATTATACCGTAAGTGCTAGATCCTATGATGAATCCCTCAACTATAGGCTCAAGTGTTGTTACTGTGCATTTCATAGAGTTAGGGGTTATATCCCACGCCAAGCCCTGCACCTGCAAGGTCTTAACAATTGTGCTCGAATCAGGCTGCACATTGGTTATCTTCACATTGTCAAAATAATCAAGGCCGATCATTGTGTCAGTTGGCACGTCTGGATCAAGGAGATCGACAGTCATGGCATCGATTCGGATAGTTGTCTCGGCTCTAGTCGCTACATATATTTTTGCGATGTCTAAGACCTGCGCGTCTGTCTCAGGGATCATGTCTGTGATAGTCGTGCCATGAGGAAAGTATTTAGCCGATGATGTTGCATCTGTTGCAGTCTGCGCTGTGCCGCCAATGCGTGTCATGCTGGCTTGATTTACGATGAGCTTGTCATCGAAGGCGTACTTAAGATCAGAGTAGGGAATGCCTGTTGTCTGGTCGAACTCAATAGGCGCAGCCGCTAGAGATCCCACGACATCGTTGCGATCCTTAAATTCTGCTGTGCCATCTGTGCGAATAAAGAATGCGCCCTGCTCTGCGAACTCTGCCGCCTTAAGAGCTGCAAGGGATGTGCGAGCAGTTGCCGGATCTGCTTGAACTGTAGTTGATCCTGTGTCAGTGATACGCATCGATGTAGGGAATGAGACTTGATCGAGGATCTTAGTGATACGCGTGCCAGTAGTCTGGCCAGCGGTTGCATCTGCGACAGTTGAGACGTTAGCCATCTGAAAGAGTCTAAATGCATCGGAGCAGATGATATCGACGTATCCAATTTCCTGCCCTGTTGGATAGTAATACTTATACTGATCGACATAACCTGAGAATAAGAAGTGCTGAGTAGTAGCAGTAGTCGCAGCTACGCGGATCTTGCGTAGTGGAGTCAGAAACCCAAAGTAAGGGCTAGAAGCATTCTGTGGGTTGAAGTATGAGTCAGGATCTAGGACGCGTACTGTGCAGTTACCGGACTCGTAGGTGTCGCGCATGATATTACGGCCACGGCTAATCTTGATTGATCGAGTGACATCGCTAAGATCAACTACTGGCTCTGGTACTTCTGACGCCGCAAAGGTATTAACACCGATAACGCCGTACTTAGCATCTCCGACAGTAAACGGGTAGCCAAATGTAGCACCTTGGCTAAAGTCGAATGATACCGAGATGGTTGCAGGAAGTGTCATTCGATTGCTACTGCGCCCTTATTGCGTGATCGATTGACTTGATTAAACGATCCAGAAAGTGAGTTATTAACCTGTGAGTTAGTAATCGCACCGCCAACGATGTCGCCATCGAGATAGACCTCGACGTTAATCGCTTGAGCGTTAGCACCTTGGAATCTATTGACGGCTGACATCAATTCCATCTCTGCATCTGAGAAGCTAGATGATGGAGCAACTGGCGCATTTTGTAATTGTGCTACAGATACGCCAAGGGATGAGGCTGTGTAGTTGAGAAGGTCTAAGGGTAGCGTCCAGTTACGGTAAGGATTGGGAGCCTCTGGCGTAGTCAGTAACAGGGCACGCAACTCATTCTGTCGCTTGGTTGCAGCCTCAAGTTGATCAGATAAC